GTGAATGAAGATGGCGTCTAACGACGCTTCCGCTGCCGCTGCTGCTAACAGCAACAACGACACCGCAAAATCTTCAAGTGACGGAATGCTTTCTAGTATGGCTGTCACATTTAAACGAGCCCTCGGGGCACGGCCTAAACAGCCTCCCCCGAGGGAAATACCACAAAGACCCCCACGACCACCCACCCCAGAACTGGTCAAAAAGATCCCTCCTCCTCCACCCAACGGGGAGGATGAACCAGTGGTTTCTTACAGCGTCAAAGATGGCGTTTCCGGCTTGCCTGAGCTTACCACTGTCAGGCAGCCGGGTGAAACCAACACGGCGTTCAGTGTTCCCCCACTCAATCAAAGGGAGAATAGGGACGCCAAGGAGCCACTAACTGGAACAATCCTGGAAATGTGGGACGGGGAGATCTACCATTACGGCCTGTATGTGGAACGAGGTCTTGTACTTGGTGTGCACAAACCACCGGCTGCCATCAGCCTCGCCAAGGTTGAACTAACACCACTCTCTCTGTTTTGGAGACCAGTGTATACACCACAGTATCTCATCTCTCCGGACACTCTCAGGAGACTGCACGGAGAGTCGTTTCCCTACACAGCCTTTGATAACAACTGCTATGCCTTCTGTTGTTGGGTCCTGGACCTAAACGACTCGTGGTTGTGCAGGAGAATGATCCAGAGGACAACTGGTTTCTTCAGGCCCTACCAAGACTGGAATAGGAAACCCCTTCCCACCATGGATGACTCCAAGTTGAAGAAGGTAGCTAACATATTCTTGTGCGCGCTATCTTCGCTATTCACTAGGCCCATCAAAGACATAATAGGAAAGTTGAGGCCTCTCAACATCCTTAACATCTTGGCTTCATGTGATTGGACTTTTGCAGGCATAGTGGAATCTTTGATTCTCTTGGCAGAGCTCTTTGGAGTTTTCTGGACACCCCCAGATGTGTCTGCGATGATCGCCCCTTTACTAGGTGACTACGAGCTGCAGGGGCCCGAGGACCTTGCAGTGGAACTCGTTCCAATAGTGATGGGGGGGATTGGTTTGGTGCTAGGGTTCACCAAAGAGAAGATCGGGAAAATGTTGTCATCTGCTGCATCCACCTTAAGAGCTTGTAAAGACCTTGGTGCATACGGACTGGAAATCTTAAAATTGGTCATGAAGTGGTTCTTCCCAAAGAGAGAGGAAGCAAATGAGCTGGCTATGGTGAGGTCCATCGAGGATGCGGTGTTGGACCTCGAGGCAATTGAAAACAACCACATGACTGCCCTCCTCAAAGACAAAGACAGCCTGGCAACCTATATGAGAACTCTTGACCTCGAGGAGGAGAAAGCCAGAAAGCTTTCGACCAAGTCTGCTTCACCTGATATCGTGGGCACAATCAACGCTCTCCTGGCGAGAATCGCCGCTGCACGCTCCCTGGTGCATCGGGCGAAAGAGGAGCTCTCCAGCAGACCAAGACCTGTTGTTGTGATGATATCAGGTAAGCCAGGGATAGGGAAAACCCACCTTGCCAGGGAATTGGCCAAGAAAATCGCAGCTTCTCTCACAGGGGACCAGCGTGTGGGTCTTATCCCGCGCAATGGTGTTGATCACTGGGACGCATATAAGGGAGAAAGAGTCGTTCTATGGGACGACTATGGAATGAGTAACCCCATCCACGACGCCCTCAGGTTACAAGAACTTGCTGACACCTGCCCCCTCACGCTAAATTGTGATAGGATTGAGAATAAAGGAAAGGTCTTTGACAGTGATGCCATAATCATCACCACTAACCTGGCCAACCCAGCACCACTGGACTATGTCAATTTTGAAGCATGCTCGAGGCGTATCGACTTCCTCGTGTATGCAGATGCCCCTGAAGTCGAGAAGGCGAAACGTGATTTCCCAGGTCAACCTGACATGTGGAAGAACGCTTTCAGTCCTGACTTCTCGCACATAAAACTGATGCTGGCTCCGCAGGGTGGCTTCGACAAGAACGGAAACACCCCACATGGGAAAGGCGTCATGAAAACCCTCACTACTGGTTCCCTCATCGCTCGAGCATCAGGGCTACTCCATGAGAGGTTAGATGAGTACGAGTTACAGGGCCCAACCCCCACTACCTTCAACTTTGACCGCAACAAGGTGCTTGCGTTCAGACAGCTTGCTGCTGAAAACAAGTACGGGTTGATGGACACAATGAGAGTCGGAAAACAGCTCAAGGATGTCAGGACCATGCCAGAGCTCAGACAAGCACTCAAGAACATCTCAATCAAGAGTTGCCAGATAGTGTATGGTGGCTGCACCTATATGCTTGAGTCTGATGGCAAGGGTGATGTGAAAGTTGACAGAGTTCAGAACGCCACTGTGCAGACCAACAATGAACTGGCCGGCGCCCTACACCATCTTAGGTGTGCCAGGATTAGATATTATGTCAAGTGCATTCAGGAGGCCCTGTATTCCATCATCCAAATTGCTGGAGCTGCATTTGTCACCACGCGCATTGTCAAGCGCATGAACATACAAGACCTTTGGTCCAAGCCACAGGTGGAAGATACAGAGGAGACTGCTAGCAAGGATGGGTGCCCAAAACCCAAGGATGATGACGAGTTCGTTGTTTCATCCGACGACATCAAAACCGAGGGCAAGAAAGGAAAGAACAAGTCTGGCCGTGGTAAGAAGCACACAGCATTCTCAAGCAAAGGCCTCAGTGATGAGGAGTACGATGAGTACAAAAGAATCAGAGAAGAAAGAAACGGCAAGTACTCTATAGAGGAATACCTTCAGGACAGAGATAAGTATTATGAGGAGGTGGCCATCGCCAGGGCGACCGAAGAGGACTTCTGTGAAGAAGAAGAGGCCAAGATCCGACAAAGGATTTTTAGGCCAACAAGGAAGCAACGCAAAGAGGAGAGGGCCTCTCTCGGCTTGGTCACAGGTTCTGAAATCAGGAAGAGGAACCCAGACGACTTCAAGCCTAAAGGAAAGCTGTGGGCTGATGACGACAGGAGTGTTGACTACAATGAGAGACTCAATTTTGAAGCCCCACCAAGCATTTGGTCGAGGATAGTCAACTTTGGTTCAGGTTGGGGTTTTTGGGTTTCCCCCAGCCTGTTCATAACATCAACTCATGTCATACCCCAGGGCGCACAGGAGTTCTTTGGGGTTTCCATCAAGCAAATTCAGATACACAAATCGGGTGAATTCTGTCGCTTGAGGTTTCCAAAACCAATCAGAACTGATGTGACAGGCATGATCCTAGAAGAAGGTGCGCCCGAAGGGACCGTGGTCACATTACTCATCAAGAGACCAACTGGAGAACTCATGCCCTTGGCAGCCAGAATGGGAACCCATGCAACCATGAAGATACAAGGGCGCACTGTTGGGGGTCAAATGGGCATGCTCCTAACAGGATCTAACGCCAAGAGTATGGACCTGGGCACCACACCAGGTGACTGTGGCTGTCCCTACATTTACAAGAGAGGGAATGACTACATAGTCATTGGAGTCCACACGGCTGCTGCCCGTGGAGGAAACACTGTCATATGTGCCACCCAGGGGAGCGAGGGGGAAGCCACACTTGAAGGCGGTGACAACAAGGGAACCTACTGCGGTGCACCAATCTTAGGTCCAGGGAGTGCCCCAAAGCTCAGCACCAAGACTAAGTTTTGGAGATCATCCACAGCACCACTCCCACCTGGTACCTATGAACCAGCCTATCTTGGCGGCAAGGACCCCAGAGTCAAGGGTGGCCCCTCATTGCAACAAGTTATGAGGGACCAGCTGAAACCATTCACTGAGCCCAGGGGCAAACCACCAAAACCAAGTGTGTTAGAGGCTGCCAAGAAAACCATCATCAATGTTCTTGAACAAACAATTGACCCACCTCAAAAATGGTCATTCGCGCAGGCATGCGCATCCCTCGACAAGACCACTTCCAGCGGCCACCCGCACCACATGCGGAAGAACGACTGCTGGAACGGGGAGTCCTTCACAGGCAAATTGGCAGACCAGGCTTCCAAGGCTAACCTGATGTTCGAAGAGGGAAAGAACATGACCCCAGTCTACACAGGTGCGCTTAAGGACGAGCTGGTCAAGACTGACAAAATTTATGGCAAGATCAAAAAGAGGCTTCTCTGGGGCTCGGATCTGGCAACCATGATCCGGTGTGCTCGAGCGTTTGGAGGCCTGATGGAGGAACTCAAAGCACATTGTGTCACACTACCCGTCAGAGTAGGTATGAATATGAATGAGGATGGCCCTATCATCTTTGAGAGGCACTCCAGATATAAGTATCATTATGATGCTGATTACTCCCGGTGGGACTCAACACAACAAAGAGCCGTGTTAGCAGCAGCCTTAGAAATCATGGTTAAGTTCTCCCCAGAACCGAATCTGGCCCAAAAGGTTGCAGAAGACCTTCTCTCTCCCAGCGTGATGGACGTAGGTGACTTCAAAATATCAATCAATGAGGGCCTCCCCTCCGGGGTGCCCTGCACCTCCCAATGGAATTCCATCGCCCACTGGCTCCTCACCCTCTGTGCGCTTTCTGAGGTTACAAACCTGTCCCCTGACATTATCCAGGCTAATTCCCTCTTTTCCTTCTACGGTGATGATGAAATTGTGAGCACAGACATAAAATTGGACCCAGAGAAGTTGACAGCAAAACTTAAGGAATACGGGTTGAAACCGACCCGCCCTGACAAGACTGAGGGACCCCTTGTTATCTCTGAGGACCTGGATGGCCTAACCTTCCTGCGGAGGACTGTGACCCGCGACCCAGCTGGCTGGTTTGGAAAGCTGGAACAGAGCTCAATACTTAGGCAAATGTATTGGACTAGGGGCCCTAACCATGAAGACCCATCTGAAACAATGATACCACACTCCCAAAGACCCATACAATTGATGTCTTTGCTGGGCGAGGCTGCACTCCACGGCCCAGCATTCTACAGCAAAATCAGCAAGCTGGTCATTGCAGAGCTGAAGGAAGGTGGCATGGATTTTTACGTGCCCAGACAAGAGCCAATGTTCAGATGGATGAGGTTTTCAGATCTGAGCACGTGGGAGGGCGATCGCAATCTGGCTCCCAGTTTTGTGAATGAAGATGGCGTCGAGTGACGCCGCTCCATCTAATGATGGTGCAGCCGGTCTTGTACCAGAGGCTAACAATGAGACCATGGCACTTGAACCGGTGGCTGGGGCTTCAATAGCCGCCCCACTCACCGGCCAAAACAATATTATAGACCCCTGGATTAGATTAAATTTTGTGCAGGCTCCCAATGGAGAGTTCACGGTTTCACCCCGCAACTCGCCCGGGGAAGTCCTATTAAATTTGGAATTAGGCCCCGAACTAAATCCATACCTAGCACACCTCTCTAGAATGTATAATGGTTATGCGGGTGGGGTTGAGGTGCAAGTACTACTGGCTGGGAATGCGTTCACAGCTGGAAAACTGGTGTTTGCCGCAGTTCCCCCTCATTTTCCATTAGAAAATATAAGCCCTGGCCAGATAACTATGTTCCCTCATGTAATTATTGATGTTAGGACTTTAGAACCAGTTTTGTTGCCCCTTCCTGATGTTAGGAATAATTTCTTTCATTATAATCAGCAGAATGAACCGAGGATGAGACTTGTAGCAATGCTTTATACTCCTCTTAGATCTAATGGTTCTGGTGATGATGTATTCACTGTCTCCTGCAGGGTGCTTACCCGACCTTCCCCTGATTTTGATTTTAATTATTTGGTCCCCCCTACTGTTGAATCTAAAACCAAACCCTTCACACTCCCTATCTTGACTATAGGGGAGTTAACCAACTCCAGGTTCCCTGTACCTATAGATGAGCTCTACACCAGTCCCAATGAGAGTCTGGTGGTGCAACCCCAGAACGGGAGATGCGCACTAGATGGGGAGCTGCAGGGCACGACTCAGCTCCTCCCCACGGCGATCTGCTCGTTCAGGGGCCGGATCAATCAGAAGGTGAGTGGGGAAAACCATGTTTGGAATATGCAGGTCACCAACATCAACGGGACCCCTTTTGATCCAACAGAGGATGTCCCGGCTCCTCTAGGCACTCCAGATTTCTCTGGCAAGCTCTTTGGTGTACTAAGCCAGAGAGACCATGATAATGCCTGCAGGAGTCATGATGCAGTAATTGCAACCAACTCTGCCAAATTTACCCCAAAATTGGGCGCTATACAAATTGGCACATGGGAAGAAGACGATGTGCACATCAACCAACCTACTAAGTTTACTCCAGTTGGCTTGTTTGAAGATGGAGGTTTCAACCAGTGGACACTCCCCAATTATTCTGGAGCCTTAACACTTAATATGGGATTGGCCCCTCCTGTGGCCCCCACCTTCCCTGGTGAACAAATTCTTTTCTTTAGATCCCACATTCCTCTTAAAGGAGGTGTGGCGGACCCAGTTATTGATTGTCTCTTGCCTCAAGAATGGATCCAACATCTTTACCAAGAGTCGGCCCCCTCACAATCAGATGTAGCACTGATTAGGTTTACAAATCCAGACACAGGACGTGTTCTATTTGAAGCAAAATTACACAGGAGTGGTTACATCACAGTGGCCAATACTGGTAGCAGACCGATTGTGGTACCAGCTAATGGTTACTTCAGGTTTGACTCTTGGGTTAATCAATTCTATTCTCTTGCCCCCATGGGAACTGGAAATGGGCGCAGAAGGGTGCAGTAATGGCTGGAGCTTTTATAGCGGGGCTTGCTGGTGACATAGTCACCAATGGCATTGGCTCACTTGTGAACGCTGGGGCTAATGCAATAAATCAAAAAGTAGACTTTGAAAACAACAAGCAACTACAGCAGGCTTCTTTCAACCATGATAAAGAGATGCTGCAAGCTCAAGTCCAGGCCACCAAACAGCTGCAGGCTGATATGATTGCAATCAGACAAGGGGTGTTGACCGCGGGCGGCTTCTCCCCCACTGATGCAGCAAGAGGGGCAGTTAATGCACCTATGACTCAGGTTTTAGACTGGAATGGGACCAGATATTGGGCCCCCGGAGCCACGAAAACCACTACTTTCTCCGGTGGATTCACCAATGTTTCTCATGCCAGAACTGTCGACCTGACCAAGAAGACATCAGCCACACCAGCTCCTGCGCCTGTTTCCAGACCTAGCTCTGTCGCCTCTACAGTCTCCACCCGCTCAACCTTGATTAGCGGGTCTTCCAATCCTTCTTCTTTAGCTAGGAGTTCTTCTAGTGTTTCTTCTCAACCCACCTCCTCCTCTTCTCGGACCAGTGAGTGGGTGCGCAGCCAAAACAGGGCACTGGAGCCTTACATGAGGGGAGCGCTACGCACAGCCTATGTGACGCCTCCCTCTAGTAGAGCTTCTAGTAATGGCACAGTCTCAACCGTGCCAAAAGAGGTTTTGGACTCCTGGACATCTGCATTTAACACCCACAGACAACCGCTATTCGCTCATCTCCGTCGGAGAGGGGAGTCACAAGTTTAGTGAAAAGATAATCTTTATTTTCTTTCCTTTGAAGATTTTTGTCTTTT